GTTGGTCTCCGGCGATGCGCGGGTCTCCGGCAATGCGTTGGTCTCCGGCAATGCGTTGGTCTCCGGCGATGCGTGGGTCTCCGGCAATGCGTTGGTCTCCGGCGATGCGCGGGTCTCCGGCAATGCGTTGGTCTCCGGCGATGCAGACTACGCCGTTGTTACAGGCTTTGGTCACTGCTTCCGCGCGACCACATTTTTCCGCTGCAAGGATAAAATGCTCCGCGTACAGTGCGGTTGCTTTTATGGTGATTTAGCGCAGTTCCGTGAGATCGTCAAGAAAACTCACGGCGACAGCAAATACGCCAAAGAGTACCTTGCGATTGCCGACTTGATGGAGCTGCATTTTTCTGATGAGGAAAAAAATCAGGAGGCCGACAAATGACTAGCTTCTGGGGGCATCAAGATAACCCCTTCCCGCCTGCCGAACCACGCCGCCCCCGCTGCCCTGTCTGCAGCGAAGAATGCGAAACTATCTACTTTATCCCCGCAAAATTCGGAACGGAAATCATCGGCTGTGATATGTGCTATAACCCCGGCTACTTCCCCGGTGAGGATGTCCAAGAGGACGACCCCTGGGAAGATTGCCGCTGTATGGAGGACTACTAAAATGACCATTGACGACATCAGCGCCCTGAAACAGGCGCACGCACTTTTGAAGGGCCGGCATCTTGCCGAGTTTATCCCAAACGGGAAGGGCATCAGCGCTTGCTATTTCAAAGCAGTGCAGGCTGCCCGCCGCATCTATTCCGAGAACATCGGCGCATTTGTACCGCTTTTCGCAAAACATGAATACGGCCTGAACAGCACCTATTTTCTGGCAGACGGCATTCCGGTCTACTACTATGACCTCAAAACCCGCAAGCCGGACACGTCCCTGCCGCCCACCAGCTGCTACCGCATACACCTGACGACAGAGGACAAGGAAGGAGAAGCAATCTGATGTTTAACGAAAAAAAGTCGGAGTATTCGCTTAAATCCCGTCAAGAGGTCCCCGTTATCCAGAGCGCAAAATACATTGCAAGCCGCGACAAAGCATTAAAGGCCATCAACGATAGACCGTACCTAAAAGAGTCTGATTTCTGGATTTTAATGAACGAGACCAAAACCGGCAAAATGATGTACACCGGCTTGATTATCAGCCACAACGCCTGCTTGAAGATTAACGATAACATGCCGGAAAAGGATAAGTTTAACCCGGATTGTGTGTCTGTCGACAAATCTGGCTACGGAAATTCTCTTGTTTTTACCTATGCAAATAAGGCACAAGGCTTATATGAGGTCGGCGAAGCATCTACGCAGAACTGTAAAAATGCTTACCCCTACGCAATGGCCTATAAGCGTTTGTTTGACCGTGTTGTTTTAAAAATCTGCAAACTTGCGTTTGACGGCATCTATTCCGACAGCGAAGCCGACGAATTTAAGGAACGTTATGAAGATGAGCCGGGGCAGCCACCCGCCCCGCAGCAGGAAAAGCCAACCCCCGCCGCCGCCCGCCTTGCCGCCCGCGCCGAGTGCCAGCGTGCCGTCAAATCCTACTGCCAGAAGAACAACGCCGATGAAAATGATGCGTGGAAACTCATTGCAGAAACCATCGGCAAGTCCTCTAAGGACTTCACAGCAGAGGACTGGAAGCAGGGCCAGCAGATTGCAGAGGCGTGGAAATGAAGCAGCAAATTGCCATCAAGACCGCAGTTGTTATCGGCAACACAATTACGCTGGAATGTTCCCCCACAGACTGCGACAAAGCCCGCGCCGTCATTGACGAGGGCAAGCCCCTTGCCGCCGTCATCGGCACGGCTACGCAAAAGCGCAGCCTCTCGGCCAACGCTTACGCATGGGCGCTCATGAACCAGCTTGCCGCCAAAATCAACCGCCCTGTACTGGACATCTACCGTGATTTGATACGCGACATCGGCGGTAGCTCTGCCCTTGTCACCCTCCGCGCAGATGCTGCAAAGGCATTCAAAAACGGCTGGGAGAGCAAGGGCGAGGGCTGGCAGGTCCATAAGCTCGATGAAATGACCACCCCGCAGGGAACTTTCTACAACCTGCAATGCTGGTACGGCTCTTCCCAGTTCGACAGTTCCCAGATGCACCGCCTCATTGAACTGATCGTGCAGGAATGTCAGCAGCAGGGCATCCCCACAATGACCCCGGAGGAAATTGCAAAACTGAAAGGACTGACGGACGATGCGGAAACCAACGCGCAATGAATACGGCGTTCAGCTTGACCGAAACGGTTACGCGCCATCTATTATGCCGATTGATGGGTTTAAATGCTACAAATGCCAGGAATGGAAACCGACTGAGCGCCATGAAATCTTTTTTGGTAGTGGTAGCAAATACAATGGCAGCCGCGATAAAAGCAAGCAATACGGGCTTTGGGTTCCTCTGTGTGCAGATTGCCATAGAAACGCGCCTGACGCTGTACATAACTGTGCTGCAACGCGGCTGCGGCTTGAACAAGATGGCCAACGCCATGCAATGGCCTACTACCACTGGACGGTGTCTGACTTCCGCCGCCGCTTTTACAAGAACTATCTCGATATTACGGAGGACTAACTTATGTTGAATGTTGTTGCTATTATTGGCCGTATGGTCAAAGACCCGGAACTCAAAACCACGAACAGCGGCAAGTCCGTCTGTTCGTTCCGCATCGCCAACGATTCCGGTTATAAAGATGCCAGCGGCCAGAGCCAGACAAATTGGCTCGATGTCACTGCTTGGGGCAAAACCGCAGAGTTTGTCTGCAAGTATTTCCCCAAAGGCTCCCTCATTGCCATTGATGGCCGCTTGCAGACGCGCCAGTATCAGGACAAGAACGGTCAGAACCGCACAGCCGTTGAAATCGTGGCCCAGAACGTGAGTTTCTGCGGCAGTAAGGAAAGTACCAGCCCTGCCACGCAGAACGCCGCACAGCGCCCCGCAGCCCCCTCACAGCGCACGCAGGGCGAACCAGATGCAGACTACGCCCTCATCGAGGACGAGGGCGATTTGCCGTTCTGAGGCGCGAGGTACAGTGAGATGACAAAAGCCGAGCGAGAAAACGACCCCGCCGATACTTTTGACGGAGGTTATCACCTTTATGCCGAAGAAGCTCATAGGGAACGGGTTGCAAAAAATCCAGACCGAATTTCATACGCAATCAGCCAGTTTGAGCTGAATAATATCGAATTTGTTCTAAAAAACGAGCAAATCGGACACTTCCATTGCAAAAGAAAGTCAGATGGGAAGCTGTTTCAGTTTTGGGCTGGAACAGGCAAAATCCTTGGATACGACCGTTTGCGTGGAATTCACGCACTTCTCAATTTGCTGTCGAGGTAAAACCATGAATGAAAGAAAGCAGCCGAGCCAGCTTGACCAGATTTTAGCCGTGCTGGAATCCGGCGGCACATTGACCGCACTGGATGCACTCGAGGACTTCGGATGCAGCCGCCTTGCCTCCCGCATCACAGACCTAAAGCGCCGGGGCGTCCCGGTAGCCTCCCGTATGGTACAGCGCCGCAACCGTTACGGCAGACTGTGCCGCGTCGCAGAATATTACTTGGAGTGTTGAAAAATGGCTAACGAGGGCTATATCAAGCTGTACCGTCGCATGATGAAGTGGGGCTGGTATACCGATACCCCCACAAAATGCGTGTTTCTGCACTTGCTGTTTCTGGCTTGCTATGAGCCGTGCTACTACAAAGGCGTCCAACTAGAACCCGGTCAGGCCGTTTCCTCTATCCGCCAAATTTCAACAGATACTGGCATAAGTGTTCAATCTGTCCGCACTGCCATAAACCATCTAAAATCAACACAAGAAATAACACAGTGCGAACATGGCAAATTTAGCGTATTTACGGTAAATAATTACAGTGACTACCAATGCGCTAACACAGAAACTAACAAACAGGTAACACAGAACCAACACAGTGCTAACACAGACCCTTATATAAAGAAGAATAAAGAAGTTAAGAATACCCCCTATAATCCCCCACAGGGGGACGAGGGTGTGCCTGTTTCAAAGCGGTTTGTTCCCCCTACGCCTGAAGAAGTCGCCGCCTATTGTCAGGAGCGCCATAACGGCATTGACGGAAGCGAATTCTGCGACTTCTACACAAGCAAGGGTTGGAAGGTAGGCAAGAACCAAATGAAAGACTGGAAAGCCGCAGTGCGCACATGGGAGCGCAGCCGCCAGCAGACGGCCACGACGGAAAGGAAGTGGATCGATTGAACCCGACACCGGAACAATGCGTTATCGGCGCAATGGTCTACGCGCCGGACAGCATCCTCTACTGCATCGACCATCTAAGCGAAAGCGATTTTGCGGACGGTGCCTGCGCCGCCACATTCGCTGAGATAAAATCCATGTACACCACACGCGGGTACTTCGCACAGGATGACTATGTGCTCATGAAGAACCGCGAGACCGCCGCAGTATGTGCCGCATCGCTTCCCTCTATCAGTGGTTACCGCAAATTCGTTGCCGCTGTCAAGGATGCCTCCCAGCGCCGCAGAGCCGCCCGAATTGGCCTTCAAATTGCAGAAGCCGGAAAGAGTGTCGATGACATGCGCGGCCTGTCTGCGGCCCTCTCTGACGTCCTCACAGAGGGCAGCGTCGATAACCGCTGCATGACCGTTGCAGAGGTCGCAGGCAAGTGGCTCATGGAGCAGAACGACAAGACAGACCACAGCATCAAGACCGGTCTCGGCGCGCTGGATAGGCGCTGCTCTATCCGCCCCGGACAGATGGTCGTTGTCGGCGGCAGGCCCAGTGCAGGCAAGACCGCGCTCGGTTTGCAGATGGCGTTGCAATTTGCCAAAGACGGCAAAAAGGTCTGCTTCTTCTCCTATGAGACAGACCAGGTCGGTTTGTTTGATAAGCTCATTTCCTGCTTTGCCCTTATCCCGATGGAGGAGATCGTCTTTAAGCGCCGTGCCCCGCAGGATGAAGAATACGCCAAGGCGTGCGCAACTATCAGCAGCCTGCCGCTATGGCTCATCAATGCAGGCGGCCAAAATGTCGCATGGGTATCGGCTACCGCAGCCGCCAAACAGGCAGATGTCATCATCGTGGACTATCTGCAACTGATTCCCGGCAGGGGCAACAGCAGGTATGAGGTGGTCACAAACATTTCAATGCAGCTGCACACCCTCGCCCAGACAACAGGCCGCCTTGTCGTGGCGCTCGCCCAGATAAACCGCGGCGGCGTGGACGCACCGAAGGTGCAGGACCTCAAAGAATCCGGCCAGATAGAGCAGGACGCAGATGCGATCATCCTTTTGGGCAAAGGCGAAACTGAATACTATTTCTCCCTTGCCAAGAACAAGCGCGGCATTACAGGCGATTTGCACATCGCCTTTGACGGAAACTACCAACGATTTATGGAGATGACGGACTATGACTGATAAAGATTTTCTGTTCAAGATTGCGTTTGCCGAGCTGGCCTATGCAACCAACCTGCGCAGCGCCGCTAAAGAGAAACTTGAAAAGGCCGCTGTTATTATGGGCAACGCGCAAAAGCACCTGCAAGAGGCCCTGCACACCGATGAAGTATGAAATCATCACCTATTCCCGCTCTACCGGCGACATCACCCACTCCAAGCGCCTGTATTCCACACGTTGGAATGCCGAAGCCGCCCTGCGCACCGCAGGTTACACCCAAAATCAAAACCTGCCGGATATATGGTACAGCGAGAAGTACTACGCGAAAGTAAAGGAGATAGCACCGTGATCCAAAAATACATTATCTCCCTGCCCCCTATTACCAAAAAGAACTCCCAGCAAATCCTTACCAACCACCGCACCGGCAAGCCGTTTATCGCCCCCAGTAGGCAGTACAAGAAGTACGAACAGGCCGCTATGTGGTATCTCACCCCAAAGCCGAAAGCCCCGCTGTCGGGGCGCTACCGCGTCGCCACGGTATTCTATATGCCGACCCGCCGCAAAGTAGACCTCACGAACTTAATGGAGGCTGCCCATGACACCCTTGTCGCCGCCAAAATCCTTGCAGACGACAACAACACCATTATCGCCAGCGTGGACGGTTCCCGCGTGATGTACGACAAAGAGAACCCCCGCACCGAAATCTTTATTGAAGAATTGGAAGTGTAACCCATGAAAGCCAGACTTCATCCCACCCCTGCCATGCAGAAGGCCATAGACGCCTATGCAGAAGCTAAAATTCAGGGCATCCAGAGCCGTGCGCAGGAAGCTGTCATGAAGGAGCGGAACGACATTGCCACCCGCGCCACCTATCTGTGTCTGCTGGCGTGCTATCAGGTCGGTCTTTCTCCCCGCCCCCTGAAACGGATTCAGGATGCAATGACAGGCCCCGTTGCTGATAAATACAACGAGTACCGCAATGACCAGCTTGCCGACCTCTGGGCGCAGGTAACGTTGCAAAGCATCGGCATTGAAGCACCCAAAACAAAGGAGCCGCTATGACCACAACAAAATTCTGCAAGACCTGCGGGAAAATCATGTGGGATGTACAGCCTACAAAGCGCTATTGCGATTCCTGCATCCGCAAGCGCAATATCAAAAGCGCGCAGGCATCCTATCAGCGCCGCAGAGATGCAGGTGTTTTGAAAAAAGGCAAGAAACCCGCTGCGCATCCCTGCCTGAAGAAAACCATAAAACCAATTGAGCAATGTGTCCGCGAAGCCGACGCCATGGGCCTGACCTATGGGCAGTATGTAGCCCGCGGACTGGATAAGGAGTGAGACTATGGACGCAGTTGAATTTTTCCAGACGGTAAACAGGATATGCAAAAATAAAGATTGCAATGAATGCCCTGTTTATAAAAATAACACGTGCTGCATGATTGGGTTCGATGACGATTCAGTTAAAAGCATTGAAGAAACGATTTCAAAAGTCGAGCAATGGGCAAAAGACCACCCCGTAAAGACCCGCCAGAGCGAGTTTCTGAGGATGTTCCCAAAGGCGGAAATGAAGGACGATTACCTCTGGATGTGCCCTAAATACATTAACTATGATTACAACCCGGAAGAAAATTGCCACGAAATCAGTTGCAGCGATTGCAAACGCAAATTCTGGCTCACGGAGGTAACCGACAATGACTAACATCACAACCCTACGTCCAGGCGAGCACTTTATGTTCAAAAATTTTGAATGGGTCTGCCTTGACCAGAATCACCCTGACGGCGGTGTGCTGGCAATTATGGCAAAGACGTGGGCAAAAGACGTAAAATTCTGTCCAAGTGATAAATTTGCAGACGAAAGGGGCAACTGGAATAACTACCGCACCAGCAATGTGCGTGGAATTTTATCTGGTATGGCGAACGCTGTTTTTGACGAAAAATGTCTACTGTCACATACCGTTTACCTTGTTGCCGACAACGGCGACCGCGCCTATGGTGCTGCGGAAGACCCTGTTTTCATCCTGACCTGTGACGAGTACCGCAAGTACCGTGAGTTCATCCCGCACTACGATAGCTTGATTTGGACTGCAACGCCGTGGTGGTGCGGAGACAGGGACACGGGCAACACTTCCCTCGTTCGCGTCGTGCGCACTACGGGGCAGTTGAGCTACTACAGTGCGTATTGTAGTGTTTCCGTCGTCCCGGCTTGTATTCTCAATCCCGCATCCCTCAATCTGCACCAGAGCATGGCATTTGTAGAGGAGGTATCAGAATGAACACAACAATAGGCTGCCCGATTCCGGGCGCAAGCCAGCCGAAAGAACCGGTGCGGTTGATTGACATTAAAGAAATCTTACAATATGACGGTGCACATTTTACATGGTCTGGCGGCAAGAATTTACTTTCTGAACAGAAAGCCGCCTATGCGCGTGGTTACGACGCCGGGATGAAATTCATCGTAGACGAAGCCAAGAAAGCACCTGTCATCGACCCCGAATCCCTGCGACCTACAGCAAAGTGGATAAGCCTCGAAATGATATACGGACCTGGCTTCTTCCAGTGCTCTGCTTGCGATGAATACGTAGAAATCCCGAGAGACAAGGATATGGAATATTGCCCCTATTGCGGCAAAAGGATGGTGATCGCAAATGAGTGAATGGATAAGCGTTAAAGACAGACTGCCAGCCAAACACGAACACGTACTTATCTACGATTCTGTTTGTCACAACATTTATATGGCATGGAGAGACGACGATTTGGACGTATGGTTCAGTGAGGAATATTTACCAGACTTTGTAAATGTCACTTACTGGATGCCACTTCCCGAACCCCCGGAGGTGACCACATGACCATTATCCTTGTTATCGCCGCCGTCTGCGTTTACGACCTGTGCGGCCTGCTCGCCGTCCTGTACATCAACCACACAGACCGAATGGACACCGTAGACGGCGCAGACAACGTTATTGTCCTTATCTTCTGGCCGCTGCTGGTTGTAACCCGCATCGGCATTGCATGTTATAGAATCATAAGGAGGCTTATAAAATGACTTCTACCCCAGCAGGCAACACCCAGCGTCAAAAATGGATGGAAAAATACGCCGCCTATCAGAAAGCCTTCATCGAGGCCCGCGATAAATTCTATGAATCCAACGCCGCCATGTCGGCTCACCCTGCCGATGGTATGCCAAAAGGCAACACCCGCTCTGACCCGGTGGCCCGCCTGGCAGAGAGGTACGATAAAGCCTATGCCCGGTACTGCCGTGCCCGCGCCGAGATGAACACGGCCTATTCCAAGCGGCACGAAGCTATGAATCCACTCAACTCCGACCAGCAATCTGTCCTGATCGCCATTTACTTTGAGGGCAAATCACGCCGCGATACAGCAAAAGAACTGAACCGTTCTGATTTCTGGGTACGCGCCCAGGAACGCACCGGCCTGTTTCTTTTAGAGCTTCCTTCCGGCTGGGAGCTTGATATTCTCCCCTGACACAGCAAAGCCCGCAACTGTCGAGAAATCCTCGTCAGCTGCGGGCTGATTTTTTATTCCTGTACCGCCGCAATATTGTGGTAGTAACGCCCGGCCTTATCCTCCGGCGCGTCCTTGTCCTCCAAAAACGCCGCCGCAAGGTCTGCGTAAAACTCCGGTCTGTCCACGCTGTTTTTGCGTGCAGCCTTGCAGTAATCGCTGTACATCATGTTCATCACAGCGGCCCACTTCCAAAGCTCGCAGGTCACACCGCGCGGCTCCATATAGGGCCGCGTCTGTTCCAAATCCCAGTGTGCCCCATAGCTGCCGTCCTCGTTCTTCATGTTGTACATCCAGCTCATGGCATCTTCTTTGGTAAGCTCTTCGTCCCCGCTGCCGCTGCACTTGGCGCACTCTTTAACATGCTCCCAGCATTCCAGCATTGAGGTCAACACCGCCACGCTGCGCTCATTCACAGGGTAATGCTCAATGAACTCGTCAATCTCGTGTTCCAGCTTTACCTTGTAGTCTTTGATCTTCTCCATTGTGTGCACCTCATGCCAGCTTTACAACGCTGGCGCAAACGTGGGTCACAGTCCCGGCCACGCCGCTCAGCACGGCGCTGATCGTCGGCGTGCTGCCGCAGCATACAGGGATGTACACGACAGTTTCCGCATGGAAAGTGGAAACTTCGTTCGCGGCCACTGTCGCGCTTGCCGTCATGCAGGGCAGCGCAGCGGTATCCTTCATACCTTGCAGCACTTCCGTGCCGGCGGCTCCGGCGGTAAAGGTCACGTCGTAGCTGATGCGGTATAACCCACTATGCCGGATGATAAATCCGCCTGCGTTCGTGTCGATGCTGCACCCGGTATCTGTGTTCAGGATGCCCAGTACATTGACGGGCGTTGCGGTAGCGGCCATCGTCTGTGCCGTGTTGTTGTAGGCGTTCTGTGCGCTCTTGAAATGGGGATTTTTCAGCCTTTCATTGCAAGCCATAAAACTATACTCCTTTCCTCAAAAAAGCCCGCACAGCGCTTGCCGTGCGGGCTGACGCTGTTACAGCGATTATGCGCAGCCGCCGCAGCCACAGAACGGGCTAGGGCCTGCCGTGTAGGTGTAGCCGTTGGGGTAACGCACAACGCCGTACATGCGATTGTCCATCTGCAAGGCATTTACCTTGTCGCGCAGCTGCTGAATCTCGTTGGCCTGCATCAGCGCACGGGTCTGCTCGCCTTCGGCGCGGATTGCATTCGTGATGTCGCAGGTCTGGCGGTCCATCTGTGCGGACAGGTTGGCCGTCGCAAGCCGGTTCTCGCAGCAGCAACTTGCAATCTGCTGCTGGATATTATTGCCGGTCTGCATTACGGTCTGGTTCAGATTGCTCTGGCCCAGCGCCACTTCCTTGCCCAGCTGGCCGATGTTGCCCTGCATCTCGTAGCCAAGATTGCAGACACCGTTGCCCAGATTTGCGATTCTGTCGTTCAGCTGGCCGAACTGCTGGCCAAACAAAATCTCCTGCTGGCTGGCAGCGGTGGCATACTGGCCAAACTCGCCCTGCCGGTTGCCCCAGAAGCCGCCGCCCATGAAGCAGAACAGGAACAAAATCACGATCCACCATGCGCCGTTTCCGCCGAAGCCGTTGCCGTCACCGGTTGCCGCGCGCAGGTCACTCAAAGAGTACCCATTGTCCATAGTATCCAATCCTTTCGTAAGATTTGTATTTATAAACCGTGTCGACCCGGCTTATATCAGTAAAATATACCCTTGAACTGTTCCGCCTGCTGTTTCAGCTGCTCAAACTGCTGCTGGCTCATTTGCCCATCAGCAAGCATCTGCTCCACGATTTTCTGCGGGTCTTTCCCCTGCATCTGCTGTTTGAACTGCATAAACTGCTGCACCACGTTCATCGGGCTATTTGGCATTGCGCTTTTCCCCATTGCCTGTAGAATCGGATTTGTCATTGAGCATCTCCTCCAATCGTTTCACACGGTTTTCCAGGCTGTTCACGTCCACCGGCGGTGCGGCCTGGTACGGGGTAATGGTGTAGGGGGGTCAAAGTGGGATACCCTGCCCCATCTGTTGTCTTCAGCCATACCAGCGGCGCGGTCTCGTCCAGCAGCAGTGCGCTGGAATTCGGTGCCATTCCAAACGCCTTTGCGCCGTTCTCACCGCTCACCTTCGTGATGCTGCACGGCTGTAACGCCTGCTGCATCGTCTGCCCATAGGGGTTGCTGTAGGGGGTCTGCATACCGTAGTTATTCCAGTACATCCCGCTCACCTCGTCTTTCTGGTTTCATTGTACTACAATCCATCCCGCGCCGTAGGCCATTCCCACGCCAGTATCACGTCACTTTTGCGCCAAAACAAAAAAAGCGGGCAGCCACCCCTAAGGATAGCTGCCCGCTTATCACCGCAGTTTATTTTTTATGTTGCGCACCCTGCGATTCACCGTGCGTTCGCTGCAATACATCTCGGCTGCGATCTCGGCATTGCGCCGCCCATGCCGCCGCATATCCAGCACTTCCCGCTCATCGTCCGTCAGGCTGAATACAAGCTCGTCATACTCCGCCCGGTTCATGCAAAAATCAAACTTCATACAGCACCTCAAAACGGGTTTTTCTTGCCCCACTGCTTGTTAGTTTTCGCCAGATACGCGCGCCGCATCTCGTTCGTCAGGTCCATTTCCTTCAAACGCGCTACAGCTTCGGCCTTATCGGCTTTGCCGTTGCCGTTCGTGTCGGGGATGGTAGCCCGGTAGTTTACCCAGTCACGCAGCGCATCTGCGCCGTAGCTCTGGTAAATCTCTGCACCGGCCTTGTCGGCATACGTGCCGCCCTTTTCCGGGTACTTGCCGTTCTTGTCCTTCTTGTAGTACGCTGCCAGATAGGCCCTTGCAAAGTCGTCTCCGCTCAGGCCGTATTTCTGCATCCCGTAACCGACTGTAAACTTGTCCGGTGTCTGGTCATCGTCCAGCGTCTTTGCCACAGCACTGTAAGCCTGCATGTAGGCGGTGACCGCCTTGTCTCCGGCAAGGTTGCTGATGTTGTGCACAGTGCTGTCATCGTCAGTGCTGTCTACAAAGTTGCTTACTGCATCATCGCCAAACTGCGAATAGAGCGTATTCCACTTCTCCACGGTGTTCAGTGTCGCATCATCGTTGCCGCTCGTCTCCCGCTTTTCATCGCGCACAAGGTCAGTGGCGTTCTTCATCAGCACATACTGGCTGAATCCTTCCGCGCCGCCGTCCCGGTATGCCTCGTACTCCTTCGCGTTCACACCGCTCACACCGTCACCCACAGCGGCCACGCCGCCAGCGGTCTTGGCTACCGTATAGGCATCCTGCACAAGTGCGCTCTGCTGGTCTTCCGGCAGCTGCAAAAACATGCTGTTCTGCCGCAGCTCGTCAATCAGGTCATAGGCTGTCTGCCCGCTTGTCTTGGCATACTCGGTCTTTTCCTCCGGGGTCATGTAATACCCCTCGCCGTCCACCTTAATTTGGCTGCTGGCCTTCTCCGGCAAGACATGGCTGTCGTTTGTGCTGTCGTACAGTTCTTGCAGATACTCGTCAACCGGGGTAATGTTTTCGGCGCTCACATAACCGGGGCTAAGCATGTTGTACGCACCGCGCAAGAACATCCCTTCCGCTGAATCGTCCGTCCCGTCAAGACTCGCCTCTTCGCGGCCCCACTGGTCAATGTACGGCTCGTTGTTCTTGCTCAAGCCTGGGATTTTATTCTCCATCTTGCGGATATTGTACCCAATATCCCGCTCGGTCTTTGTGTCGCCCCCGCCGTAGCTGCTGCGCCGGGTATCGTCCACCGTCCGCGCCACCTGTCCTAAAGCCGTAGGCACAAACTGGTTAGCAAAGCTGCCCAGTGCGCTTGTTGCAAGCGTTGCCAACTTGTCATTGGAATCTGCATAGCTTACACTGTCCAGCGTGTCATTCAAGCCTTGCAGCATCGTGGTTTCCAGTACGGGCTGCGTGATCTGGCGCATCTTGTCCAGCGTCTGCGTCAAATTAAACTCTCCGCCGTCTTCCTGGTCTTTAGCAATCTGCGCACCAATCAGCAGCGGCACGCTCGACGGGCTCGCCCAGTCTAGCGTGTAAGTCCCTTTCCCTGGTATTTTTACGGCATAATTCTGGTCGCCCAGCATTTCACTGTAGTTGTCGGCGCGGTCATCTCCGCTCGCGCCGCCGGTCAGCATACCATTCTTGGCAAGCAGATAACCGGCCCCCAAAATTGCTGTGCCAGTTACGCCCTTTGCTGCAGCGTCCATTACCCGCGTTGCACCCTGACCGGTTGCCCCACGGTAGATCGCTTCTACTGCTCCGCCGATGGGGTTGTACTCCAATGCGTTCTTTGCAATGTTGATGGGCGTTTTCTTAAACGGCAAAATGCCTTCCGTAACCGCATAGGCAATCTGCCCGGCAGGGCCATGTCTCCGCGTATCGTTTGAGAAATTGCGGAACGCCGTGCTCAAAAAGTTGTCTTCGTGGAATGTAGCTTCCCGCGCATCTTCAAGCGCTTGCGCCGCAGCTTGCCGCAGTACAGACCGGCTGTGCTCATCCGTAGCGTCAAAAATGCTGCTGTCATACCCGCGCGCTTTTAAAAAGCTCGCCATGCTGTTGCCGAACGCGCTGCGCAAAAAGAAATTATCCTCTGCTTCCAGCGCGCCGCCGTTGATGTCGCTTAAACGCCCGATTGCTCGCCCAACAGGCGTGGCGTAGGTGTTTCGTGCGGCTTGCAGCCCGGTATCCATGTTCCAGCGGCCATCCTGATACAGTATGCTGTACATCTGGTTATCCGCGTAGTCTCTGGCGCGGTTTACCATTCGCCGTCCATCCGAAGTCAGCATTGTGCCGACAGCTTTCGTGCGTTCGTTCTGCGGCAAGGCAAGCTGCATCACGCCCGCAATATTGTCCTTTGCGCGCGTTACCGTGCCCATCATGACATTGCCCATCATGTTACGGATATGCGTACGGCTGTTGCCAAGCATGCACAGGTAACGGATGTTATTCAGTCTGTCTGCAAACCCGCGCGCAGGCATATAGTTTGCCATGCGTCCGTAAACGCTCATCTCAAGGTCGTAACGCTCCCGGCTGTCCGGCATGTCCGAAATCCGGCGGAAAGTGTCAACGGCATAGTCTAAATCTTCCTGGCTTAAATCGCCGATGCCAAGGGCCTGCCGTGCAAACGCGCCGTAAATGTCTTCAACAGTGCCGCCTGCCTGCAGTCTGGCTGCGGCAGCTCTGGCCTGTTCCTCGTTGATGTTTACGTTGCGTGCGCGGCCCATGCGTTGAATTTGCTCGGCCATATACTCAAGCTGGTCGCGCACATCATCACCGGTGTCCACGCCCTGACTATGCACAAAGGCCGTGAACTCATCATCCATCGGCCCATTCATCGTGTCGGCAACTTCTTGCGCTACATCGTGCAGCTGTTGACCCTGCCGCGTATTGGCAAAGCGGTCAACACTGTTCTGTGTGTACTGCTCAAACCGCCGGATTCCGCTGTATTCGTCAGGCTGCGCATATCGTCCAGAGACAAGCGCCTGTCCGGCCTTGCTCTGTCCGGCACTTACGGCACGGTTGATATTCGCAATTTGGGCTTTCACTACATCGGCTTCCGCACTGCCTTCCGGGAGTTCTGCCAAACGCTGGCGCAGCTGTTCTGCCGCATGACTGCCCGCGTACACATCGGAAGCATCCCATTGCCCATTCTGGATTTTCCTGTTCAGCTCATCTGCCACTGTGCGCCCGGCTCCGGTCACACTGCCGGTCTGCTGCACAAGTACATCAAAATCCTGCGATGCCGTGTCCCTGCCCTCTGCCCGGCTGTAAACAGTGTGCGTCTGCTCGCCAATGCCAATCCCTGCAGCGGTTTGCTCGTCCATATCTCCGCGCATAACACGCTGGTTCGCGTAGTCCTGATTTAACACTTCATTGCGGTTATACTGTGTGCTTTCCGCGCCAACAGCATGTGCAGGCACACTATCACTGCCGTTCAGCGGGCGGGCCGCAACGCTCTGTGCCCTACTGTCCTGCAAGGAAGCGGCGGCATCCGCTGTGTCCGTACCGCCAAACATCCTGTCGTAAACGCGGCGGGTGTAGTCCGGCATATTGCTGTCAAAGCCCTGCACCTCAAGCCAGTCCGTAAAGTCCTCCGTGCCAGCCTGCCGCCCGGTGGGGCCGTCCAGAATCATGTCACGATAATAGTCTGCCGTCGCAGCCGCCTGGTCGGTATCCACCAAAGCCCCGCGGTTGCTGGCCGCTACAGCGGAAAGCAGGTCATCCACGCCGGAACCGCTCACGCCAGTTCCCATGTCGGCAAGCTCCATCAGGGCAGTGTCATACGGTAAACCACTCGTGGTAGAAAAATTTGTCCCGTTCTGGAAGTTGTACTGCTGGATGTTCTTCAAGCCGCTGGTATACAAAATATCCCCCGCCGCCTGCTCGTCCAGACGGATGGGGGTGCTTTTAAAGTAATCCCGCAGCGTTGCCGTCGCCTCGTCCACAGGCTCCGCAAAATCGCTGTCCTTCACAATGCCAAGGGCAATGTCCTTTGCTTCGTCTGCCATGCTCTCGCGCGTCGCGCCGCTCTGCATACGGCTGTACAAATCTTCAATGCGGCGGGTATAAACGCTGCGTCTGTCCTTGCCGGTTATTGATTTTGCCCATTCAGCCACCGTTCCAGCGTCCGGCGCATCAGGGCCTTGTACTCCTCGTCCGTTGCCATCCGCGGCGCTACCAAGCCCTGCTGTACCAGTCTGTCCAGCAAGCCCGCTTCCACCTCCTCCGGGTTGCGGTTCATAGCCTGCGCCAGTGTCAGCGTTGAGGGAAACGTCTGCTCGAACGCCTGCTCCCAGGTTGTCATTCTGAACACCTCCATTTACTTCATTGTAGCCGGCGGCGCGCTGCGCGTCAATCGGCAAACTGTCCGTATTTTGCAACGCAAGTTTAGCTTCATCGCCAATCTCCTGCTGGCGCTGCAACACAGCGCGGCGCAGCTGCTCAGCCTCTTTTTCCTGCGCGCCGTTCAAGTTGACCTGTCCGCGCAGCTCATCCAGCGTATTCAATGCGCTGCGGTTGGCTGCGTCTGGCGTGTTCATCTGCTGTATCTGCGCGGCAAGCCCGGTTGTGCCGTTGGCTTCCGGCTGCACAATGTTTCTTGCCGGTGCAGCGCTCTGTGCGTCCTGCACGGCATTGTCAGCTTGTTTCAAGATATACGGCGCGGCATCGTCTGCCTGCTTCAAAGCATCCTGTGCGGCATCCCCTGCCGTGCCTTTCAGCCTGTTGAACAACGCCCCGCCGATTTCCGGAAGCGCGTTCATCGCCACATTGCTTGCAATGTTCTTTGCAGTGTTGCCCGCAATCTCTCCAACGCTCTTGCCATCGCTCACATCGTTCACAAGGCTCGGCAGGGTGTCCAGCGCAAGGTCTGCTGTCGTGTCGGTCAAAATGCGTCCAAGCGCATCACCGGCACCCGCGCCCAGTGCATCCCCCAATACAGGGATTTTCTGTGCCTGCCCCACAACGGCATTGCCCGCCTTGCCCATAGTCTGCGCAAGCGGTGTGCCCGCCATGGCAGTGTTGAACAGGTTGTACTGCATTCCCTTGCCGACAAGCGTGCCTGCTGCCGCCGCCAGCGGGTCATAGCTCTTTGCGCCCTCGATTGCATTGCTAAGCTGCGGCAGCTCTGCGCCGGTCTCATTCGCAATGTCCGTCAGCTTATCCACACTCTTTCTCAAAAACGGCACACTGTCATACAACCCGGCTGTAAATGCTTGCGCAGTCTGCCCGGCTCCGTTCATCTGCGCTTTTCCGCGCAAGGCACTGTTCTGGTTCAGCTCGGCATTCATGGCAGCCGCCTTTTTTGCGTAGTCCTCTTGGCTCAGGCCCTCTTTGTTTGCGGCAGTCTCAAACACTCGCTTCAAGCCGCTAAAGCCGGTGTTCTTCGTGCTCTTTTCGTACTGGTTTACCGCCGCCACTTCGGCGCTCGTCAGCTTGCGTCCCGGGACGGCCAGCTCGGCGCGGTAATCAGCATTGCTCTGCAGCTTTTTAAGCGCAGAGGCAATGTCCTCCTGCTGGCTCTTGTAGTCGTTGCGCTTGTCCTTTGCAGCCTGCGTCTCTGCCGCGCTGGGGGCACTTCCTGCGGCGGCGTAACTGCTGCCGATAACTTTCCCACCCCGCGTCACAGCGCGGCTCTGGGCTGGCTGTGCGGCGTTCACACGGCCTGTTCCGTTTCGCTCAGCATAACTCTTTGCAGAAGTCGTGCGCGCACCTGCTTTCTTCGCTTCCAGATACTTCTCCTGCGCGCTCTTTTCCTTTTCGCTCTTTGTCTTGGGTTTTTCCGTGTCCTCTGCTTTCGGCTTGCTGCCAGCTGTACTGCCTGTCGTGCCGCTGTTGCTTGCACCGCCGCCGAACAGCGAATCCAGCGATGCCGCACTTTCCGTGTCGCTGCCCGTGCCGGTGGTACTGCCGCCCTTGCCGGAAGATTTCCCGCTGGATTTTGCAGCCTTCGCCGCTTTCTTCGCCGCATACTGCTGCGCCTTTTGCTGCTGCTGGTACAAATCGTTTGCCGCGTCAAACTTTGCCTGCGCCAGTTTCATCTGCCGGTTCAAAATATCGTTGTTCAGGCTGTTTTCAAGGTTTGCACCCTGCACAATGTTGTTCAGCGTTTCGGTGTAGCTGTTATGCAGCACAGGCAGCGTCTTGTCAGTGGCGTTCATGATGGCACTGCCCTGCTGCTGTGCTTTCCTCGTTGTGCTGCGGCCAGCGCTGACATTGCTGGCCTGCGCCGTCTTGTATCGGTTCAAATACGCATTCAGCAGCGCATCTTCACGACCATTCACTTTCGCCATAGCTCAAGACCTCCTGTATACAAAAGCAGGGCGGGATTCATCATCCCGCCGCACTTATCACTCGTAACTGTACTCCCACTGCCCGGTTGTCGTGTTGAATCTCTGACGAAGCTGCGGCATGCTGTCTGCCATGTTTGCGTAACCCTGCATCAGGCTGACAAGATTGTTCGTGTTGTTTGCTGTCAGGTTCGCAAGGTTCGTCTGATACTGGCTCAAATCCGCTGCATCGCCGCTGGCGCGCTGATTTTCCAGCTGTGCCATGTTGTTCTGATAGGTGTTCGCAAGGCTTGCCAGCTGGTTTTGCCGCTCGGTTTCCAGCGCGTTGCGGCTGTTGTTGTAGTTGTTCAGCATACCGGCTGTCGTGGTCTCGCTTGCACCGCCGTTCAGGCCCTGCGCACTAAGCTGCTGCGCAAGGTTGCGCTCGCTCATCATCTTGTTGATGTACGCCTGCTGCAGGGCGTTGTCTGTGGCGCGGTTCAACTCGCCCTGCCCGTACTCATAGTTGGTTTTCTGCTGTGCAGCACTGCGCTGGTAAGCTTCCTCACGTGCTCTGCGCTGGGCCTCCTGCGCGGCGCGCATCTGCTCTTCTGCCCTGCGCTGTGCGTCTGCCGCTGCCTGCTGTGCGGCCTGCATCGCGCTCTGCATCTGGTTGATATAACTGTTCATGTAGTTGTTGCTCTGTGCCGGTGCGCTGTAGCTTGCCGCCGCGCTCCCGCCGCCAGAACTGCCGCCAGAGCTTCTGACAGTACCGCCGCCAGTGTAGCCGCCGCGGCTGCCTACATTGCTTGTCGGTGCCGTTGCAACCGTTTTCGCAGTCGTGTACACTCTGTTCTTGTCGCCAAACTTCGTGGCTGTGGTCGTGCCGGGCTTCACATAGTAATCTTTGGTTGAGCCAAAAATCGGTCTCGGCATACTAAATCACCCCTTCCGCTCGCTCTGCGTGCCAAAATAAAAGGCCACAACCATTGTAACAATGGTCATGACCGTGTCAGGCTGTAATTTTTCCCGCAGCGCCAATGCCGCAAACACTGCAACGACAACCAGCGTCACAATGGTTTTTACCTTGAAAAGCGCTGCAATGTTCTTGATAAAATCACCCATAGAGCTGTACCTCACTTTCCGTCCAAATCGTGCAAACGCTGCTCATGCCGTTGCAGCGTTTCATCTTGCTCTTCGTTGTGCTCCCACAACCGTTTATGGCTCGCACTGTTGCTCTTGTCGTTTTCTTGCACTTGCTTGGCCACGCTGTCAAGCAGCGCTTTCAGCTGCGTGATACTGGTATTCAACTTCAACAGCGGTGTCGTGACCGTCATAATCAGTCCAGCAAGTACAACAATGTCCTTGACAATATCCCAATCCGTCATTCTTCACTTCCGTTCCGGGCGTCAGACCCACTCGCTTTTATACAGCCCGGCATCCGTCAGGCCGCGGCTCTGGCACAGCAGATAAATTGCGTCTGCGTCCCCCTGCGATACCGGCCCTACCGTGATGACCTGCAACTTGTTTGCAGGCTTGTCCACCGCAGGCAGGGCCTTTACCAGATGATTCAAATCAACCACGCCAGTGATGCCCGGCACGCTGTCCTTCGCGGCCTGACTGTACTGGTGGATGTATCGCGGCAGGCTCGTGTCGTAGTTGGCGCGTGTGTCGGCCAGCCAGCCGATGTAATCTTCACACAAATAGGTGTAGTCGATGTTTGCGCTTGCGAACGCCGTGAAGGTGTAGATGCCTGCCGTGAATCCGTGCGCTTTGGCCCTCTCACAGAACGCCATTGCAATTGCCGTGCGCTGGTCTTTCGTCAGGTTGTCGGCGCGGCCATCGTGCGTGGCATGGCTCCACTCGGCATCGAAAAACAGCGGGTATCCAGACGGTGCAAGGCTTGCGCAGAAATCAGCTTCCTCGCGGGCCTCGTCCTCGGTGATGGCCTGGCTAAAGAAGTAGAACCCCAGCAGCTTGTTGTTGGCCTTGGCCCCGGCCAGGTTGGCGTTGAACTGCTCGTCCTTCATCAGTGCGCCGCTGCCATAACCACGGTAGCCGATGCGCACCAGGGCGCGGTAGGGAACCTTTGCCCAGTCAATAGCGCCCTGATGGTGAGACACATCAATCAGCACTTCCTCGCCGCTGGGCTGTGCAGGCTGGCCACCGTATGTGCCCGCCTTGTTGAGGATGCCTGCATACGCAGTCGGGTCAAGACCCTTGCTCGTGGCAGTGGCTCGCACTTCAAAGTGGCAGTGCGTCCATGTGCCTGCGGCGTTGCCGGTCTGTCCGACAACCGCCAGCACATCGCCAGTCTTTACTTTCTGCCCTACGCTTGCAAGCAACTTGGAGCAGTGGCAAAAATACAGGTAATTCACTGCGTCCGGGGTCTGGTTTGCGTCCAGCTTCACGCAGATATAATAGCCCCATTCCCATGTCTTGTTGCTCTTGTTTGTCACGATGCGGGCTGTAACAACGGTTCCTGCAATGCTCTTGCCGTTGTAGCCGGGCATGCGGATTTTGTCGTCATCCAACCCGCAGACGTCAATGCCGCCGTGCCAGGTCTTTCCGCCGCCGCGCGTGTAACCGTAGCAGCTGTACGGGTACTTCACGAGATTTCTTCCGCTAAAAATCATGGTATCACTTCCTATCATTCGTCGGTGGTATTTTCAGCGCCGTCAACCTCCGGCACATCCGGCGTCTCCGTAACCTTGTCTGCGCTCTCTCTCGCATCCACCGCATCATAATACGCCTGCGCAAGCGTCTCCACCTCGGCAATGTCATCTTCGGTCAGCAGCCCATTGTCAAGGTGCGTGTACGCCTTATCAAGCCAAAACGCAACATCGCGTCCTGCTGCAATTTCCCGCTTGATGCTGCGCAATGTTAAATCGTGCCGTGCTTTACTCTTGATAGCCATTTTATTACTCCTTTCAGGTTTGCGATGCCACCGCATCTTCCAAATCGGTAATGCGCTTAATGGGGTCTGCGCGTCCCGTCACAGTCGCGCTGTCGGCGTCAGTCAGTACGGTGTTCGCTCCTGCAAGCGCTGGCAACGGCTGTGCGCCTGTCGCAGTGAAGGGCGTTTGAGTTGCCAGCTTGTAGGCCACTTGTACGGGTGTCCCCGCGGCGTACAAGTTGGCAAGGAAAGTCTTAAACGATGCTATGGCTTTTTTGTCATCCGTCGTATCAGGCAACGTATTTGTCGTTACGCAGTAAATTAGATATTTAGAACTCACAGAACCGGCAAGGCCAACTCCCATGTTCTTTCCACCCCATATATCTTTTTCTTCATTCGACATGGTGCTGCACAGAATTTTATTGATATCACTAGCATCATTGGAATAGTCATTAATATCATAGGTAAAAAAGCCTGTGACATTTGTGTTGTTCTTGTTAACGCCCCACGTTCTCCAGTTTTCCGTACCATCCAGCGATACAGATTTCCACGTCTCCTGCCCCTCACCTGTCACCGCGTCCACCTCACCGCCGTACACCGTTTCCGACAGGGAGATGCTGGTCGTGGAGCCGGTGTAGGGTTCGTATGGCGTGGCGGTGGAGCCTAGTTCTAGTTGGATATTGCTGATATTATCTAGATTCCCCTCTTCATTTTTGATGTAAAAGTCCATATATGTTGCATCATTTTCCAAGGTAAATGTATTCGGAAACGTACTAAATATAAGTTTATCGTTTTTTGTATGTATTGTATGTAATTGTACGATAAAACCAGAGGTATTTTTTGTATGGATAAGAGACAATGTGTACGTTCCTGCGGGTATGTTGACGTTTACACGTTTTGTGCGATTGTTTGTGTCCACACTGAGTGTAAAATCCGGAATATTCACCTGGTTCTTCCCGCTCCGTGCCACGCTCACCGCGTTTCGCCCGGTAATAGGCCTGATATTGTCAGGGCTGGGGTCGCCGCTTCCCTCCTGCACGGGTTCCCACTTCGCTTTCACGCCCAGCGGATATCCCGCCACAGGGTAGCACACAACAGGGTTGCCGCTTTCTTCCAGCGGCGGGCAAAGCATATCAATGATGTGCTTGCTGCTCCACGGCGCGTCCTCGCTCACCGCCGTATCATCAATCTGTACGCCGTCCTTTCCAGCAGGCCCCTCCGGGCCAACCTCTCCCTGCGGCCCCTGCTCACCGCGCTCACCCTGCGGGCCAGTATCACCCTTGGGGCCAACCGGGCCAGTTTCGCCAACAGGCCCCTGCGCGCCGGTATCGCCCTTCTCGCCTTGTACACCCTGAACGCCCTGCTCACCTTGGGGGCCGCGCTTTCCGGTGTCGCCCTTCTCGCCCTGTGGGCCTCGCGGACCAGTTGCACCCGTTGCCCCGGTAGGGCCTTGAACTCCCTTTTCTCCTTGCGGCCCCTGCGGGCCTACGGGGCCTCGCGGGCCAGTATCGCCCTTGTCTCCTTTGTCGCCTTTGGCTCCATCCTTGCCGTTAAATTTGCCGTTAGCCGCATCATTTCGCAAGTTATCGGCCACGCTCTTTGCTTCCGCGCTGTTCTTTTCTGCGTTAAGTGCAGCCTGCAAAACCTGCGTGGCAAGTGATTCACTGGGTTTAAACGGCTCAGTTCCACCAACGGGGCCGCGTGTAATCACGTTGTATCCCTGCGTTTTTGTGATGCGCTGCACACCATTGGCAACGCCGCAATACACGATAGTGCCCGTACCCTCATTGGCGGTTGCTTCGGCAGGCACATCAATCAGTCCGTTTTCCGGCAAACGGATTTCACGGGGTTCGCCCTTCGGCGGGTTAAACGTTGCCGTTACAGCAAGCCCGCTCCACGTATCGTCAAGGGTCACATGCAGCTGCTCGATACCGTAACTGCCAAAAGTGCCAAGCGATAAGTTCCCGGGTCTAACACTGTATCCTTTCAGCTGTACTTCATGCAATGCCATTACACGCCCTCCAACTTAGCATCAGCAGCAACGCCCCCAACGCTCAGCGTCGTATCAGTGGGGGCAGCATACAGATTATTTGTTGCGTTCATGTGGTTTTCCTTTCACGCAATACGGCGGTATTTGTACGTTCCGATGTACGGTTGCATATTGTTGTGCGCTTTGCCGGAACCGAATTTATATCCGTAGCCAAACATATTACCATTATCGCCAATTGTCGTGGTTATCCGATCTTTACTTGGTACGGTGTCGAATCTAACTCCGTAGGCATGCCCTGTTACACCAACGGAGGAATGGTCTGACACAACATTAGTTGCAAAAGCACCATCAATTTTAGGCAATTCAGATTCAGTCAGCGTATGTTCCTTCTCACCGCCGGTACTGCCCGCCGTATACTTCCCGCCAGCACCTACCGTTACTCGGTCAACGCCGTACCGTTCCCACGTGCCGTACCCATACACCGCAGCAACTTTTTCGGGCGTGCTCAAATCAGGTGCGCCGGTCAGCCCTGTTCCGTCCCACTCGATAATTCCGCCAATCGGCACATACGGATATTTATACGGATTATCTACCATTACTGGCTCACCTCCAAAACAAACACCGCCGCGCTCGTCGGCGCACTGTTCGCATAAAACTTAACCACCCCGGCTCCAGGTTCCAGCGCGGCTACCATCCGCACCGCATCCGTCACTCTCGTGCGGTCACTTACGGAAATCCGGCTGTCTGCCGTCACCCCGGCTACCGTGACAGTGGCGCAGGTGGTGTAGCTGCTCGTGCCGCCGTCGTCCCACGTCACCGTGCATTCGCCGGAAGTCCAGGCTGACGCAGGCACCGTAACGGTTTTGTAGCTATGCTTGTTTTCTGCGCCCACATCCTCCGCATTCAGCCATACCGATTCCCCGGTCTTGCCGTTCACGTTCTGGATAACACCCGGGTCGCCTTTCTCACCCTGCGGGCCCGTCGCACCGATTGGGCCTTGTTCGCCTGTCAAGCCCTGGATGCCCTGCGGCCCTCGCTCGCCGGGTTCCCCCTTTTTCCCCTGGATGCCCTGCGGCCCTTCCGCGCCAACTTCACCCTGCGGCCCCCGCGGGCCTGTCTCACCGGTAGTGCCTTGCGGTCCCTGTGCGCCCTGCGGCCCCTGCGGGCCTTGCAAACTGCCGATGGGGTTCCATTTCTTGGCGTCCACATCCCAAAGGTACACAACGTTGTCGGTCTCGCTACCAACCGCGTAAGCGTCGCCCTTGTTGCCGGTGGGGTGTGCCCCTTCCAGCAGCGTTAGGCTGTCGTAGCGCCCCAGCACAACAAAGCTCGTGCCGTCTGCGCCCTTCTCACCCTGCGGCCCCTGCGGGCCTGTCGGACCTGTTGCGCCGGTAGGCCCTTGTGCGCCGTTCAAACCCTGCACGCCGCGCGGACCTTGAATCCCCTGCGGTCCCTGCGGGCCAATATTGCCCTGTGCACCTGCTGGCCCCTGCGGGCCTACCGGACCTTGCGGGCCTTGTGCGCCGGTATCACCTTTGCGCAGCGCTATCTGTGTCACACCGCCATTGTCTGTAACGGTTGCGCCAATAAACTGCATCCGGCTTCGCTGCGGCATTTCCTCGCCGCCATCGTCCAGTATCAAGTGGCCGCTGCTGCCGGTTGCCTGCCAGGTCTTGCCGTTGCTGCTCGTCTCAATGACTTTATCGCTGTTCAGCCGGATATACAGGCAGCCGCCCTCATTGTGGGTGCGGTTTTCCAGCTCCATTTCGTTCAGGGCCGTCACAAGCTGGTTGAAAATCGGCACAATGACTTCTCGCGGTATTTCGTCCATGACCCGCTGCATCTCTGCCGTGCTGTATCCCGGGGTGTCCGGTTTGCCAACGTTGCCCTTGCCGCTCAAGTCGGCGGGTAATATTTCTCTAAATGCCATTTTCTCACCCCTTAAAGTTTCCGTTTTCCACAAATTCTGTGGCAATCTGCATCAGGCCAAATGGCTGGTTTAGTTCCTCGTTTACAAATCGGAACCGTGCCTTGTCCACTCGCTTGATGCGTATTTTGTTATGCAACGTTCGCGCCGTCTGGTCGTTGGAGTAGGTGAACTGGTGGTACACCAACTGGGAATAGGTAAAATACCGGCTGTGTAGTTCATCTTTCCATATCTGGTTCCAGATGCCGCGCTTCATGGCAAACACTGTCACGCTCGTGGCAACACTGGGTGCCATTTGCAGCGCCAGATAGCGGAAACTTTTGTTCTTATAAAAAAGCGTGCCAGCTAAGTCCGGTGTTTCCCATTCGGCATAAATCACAGCGCCGTTATCGTTGTAACTGGCAATATCATCTGGGTCATTGTAAAACTGGTATACATTCCCGTTGTCAGCGCCAAAATATAGGTCGGTCTCATCCACCCACATTACACGCGCCGGGATATTCGTCTCATAAAAGCAGGCATATTGCCGGGTCGAGTACGGCTCGTTTTTGTTCGCGCCTAAATTCTGCTGCCCGTCCAGCACGTAGGCAACGCCGTTCAGGCACATCCAGTACATATCCTTGTATACACAGGCGTAGGCATCGCCCTTTCCTGCTTCGGCCAGTAGCTTGCCGTTCATGTAGTAACTGCGGTTCTGGCTGAGTCTCTCGCCCACAATGTCACTGGGCGTGATTGCATAGATGCCTAAGTTCGTTAAAAACATTGGCTCGTTCGCGCAGTAGGCAAAACTGTATTTGGCGATTGCGCCCGGCCCCTGGATTGTGTTTGTGACAGGGAACGCCGGTTCATTGTCCACCAAATTGCCCTGCCGGATAATTACGTTTCGGTCTGTCTCGTTCTCGTCCTTGTGCGCCGCAATGTGGTTCTCAATGATGGAATATCCCATGATGGCGCTTTTCTCTGTGCCTACCTTGCTGTACCCGGTGTCGGGCCAGTATGTCAAGTCATACTGCCCGCTGTACCAGTCCTGGTTTGGATAGTCAGGATTCCCGCTTAAAAACAGGCGGTCAGTCGCGCCGTTCACGCCGAACAAAATGCCGATATTACATTTGTTGATTCTGTCCGCATAGCCTTTCACGGTACGGCTTGCGGTGATCTCAATGTTGTCCTCGCCGGTAACAGGGCTTTTCTCCGGTGCAGCGTTGAATGTTACAACCCCCGTTGACGCATTGCAGCTGTATCCGCTGGTCATCGTTTCCCAACTGCCGTTGCTCGTCAGCTTGCGCACCGTCACATTGGCACTGTCCAGCCCGGAAAAACTCAAATGGTACTGGGTGCTGGTCCCATCTGCTAAAAAAAGTTCCTTGAACTTCGGCTGCAGCAGGTTCAACGCATCATACTGTTTGCCGCCGCCGGACGGTGCTTTTGCAATCGTCAGCGTCGGGATTTTTGCATCGTCACTGGCTTTTTTTACAGTTTTGCCGTCATATACCAGCAGGCACTTTCCGTCGGCAATAAACAGCTTATCGTCCATTTGCCAGCTTTTGCTGCGGGCATCTGCCATGTCGCTGTACAGTGCCTTGCCTACTTCCTTGCCGCCCTCTGGCAGCTCGTATAGTGCCGTTCCCGCATGGATAAGGCTCTTACCCTTTAGCTCGTGGAAGCCGTTCACACGGGCCGGAAACGCCGCTCGCAGCTTATATCCCATCCGCTTTCGCACCTTGCCGGGTTCTGACCGGATCATGTTCTGCGCGTTGGGGCTTTGGCTCACGCTTACATTGGCGGTGTTGCTGGTATAATCAATGCCAAGCAGTTTATCAATCGCAAGTTTGCTGCGGGCGACCTGGCTTGGTATCGTAAAAGTTGCCATGCTTACCACCACCCTGTATTGCTTGTAAAGCTTTCATTACTTACGGTTCTCGGGTTCTTCAGTCGTTCAAAGGCGGTCTCAAACTCGTTGCGGTAGTAAGTGGCAATGGCGATGTCATCATCCTTGTATAACTGGCTGGCAATGTACAACGGCAGCAGTACAACGGCATCGTCCGGCAGGTCGATTTCTTTTGTGTCCGGCGTTTCCAGCGTCAGCGTTGCGGGCTTAGCATCGTAGAAAAACTCAAACTCGCCCTCAAAATCAGCCGGAAAAACCAGGTACTTGCCGCCGTACAGCTCCACCCCGTCTACAGGTTCCGGGGTATCGTCCACCAGCTTGTACACCTCAGTAGCGCCCATCCGCCAGTAATCCGGCACCTGATAAACCAGATTCACAGTCAGCTTTTCGCCCTTGTCTTTGTCTACCATGTAGCTTTTGCGTAAATACCGCCCGGCAGTGCAAATCATTTCAATGGCTTCGTTGGCTGCCTGCGGCATCGCGTTTAAATATTCTTTTGTCGCTTCGTCTGGATTCGAGAGGTCTGTGCCGTCACTGGCGAACATCTTCTGCAAGGATGCCAGCTTGATCTGTTCCCATGTCATTTGCAATCACCCCCTGCTGCATAGCTTCCTGTTTGTCCATCTCTTCTTTGATGGATTTCTGCATTGTGGCTGCATACGGGAATCCGGTCTCTTTCAGGAAAGTCCACAGCCGGTACTGGCTTGCAGGCTCGGTAATGTTGCCAAAACCGCCCGCCTGATACTTCACATCGACCATATCCCACAGCCGTTCACGGTTGCTGGCAAGGTTCGATGCCGGGTCGACCTCAATGATAAATTCATCGTTCCAGTACAATTCCCCGGCTGCGTCCCGCTTCAAAAACTCCATCCTGTCAAAATGCCCGAACTGCTGTTCGCCGTCTGTGTCGGTCTCGGTCATCGGGTACGGCTCATCGGCATACGCCAGCAAAAACTCAAACATCATGCGGTATAGCTTCGCATAGGCGTTGTTCTTCATCTCTCGCTTGCTCTGCAAACGGCCTGCGCTCTGGTTCGCGCTGAACTGCTTTGCGCTGCCCGATGTAGCGGAAGAATCATACTTGCCCTGGAATGCGTCCGTAATGCCTAAAGTGGATTTTGCCCAAGTGTAATTCATTTCTAGCATGTTCTGGTCGTTCTGCACATTGGGCTGCACATTGATAACATCGATCATGGCTTTCTGGCTCGGGTTGTCCACGCGCAAAATTTTCAGCTCGTTATCGTTCAGCTCTGCGTTTACGCCATCTGGCAGCACTACCCAACTGCCGCCTTTCAGCAACTTTTCCTGAATCTTCGTGCCGTATTTGTTGATAGCCTGCTGCTGGTCGGCGATAATATCTACATCCGACACGCCCAAAAACTTGTCCGATGCCGCAATGTTTATCCGCTCCACAATCGGGAACCCGTGCGGTTTGTAGGCTGGTATCTCGTTGGCCTCCATCTCGCCCGGCATCATAATGACCTCGCCGCTCTCGTTGTCGCGCTGCACACTGCCGTCCGGGTTCACAATGGGCACATCCTCGCCCTGCACCTGTGCAGGCAGCACCTCGCCGCTGCTAAGCACTACATCCTGTGTCAGCGTAAGGGTCTGCACCGGCTGTTCTTTGAACTTCTTGTTTCCGCAAACACAGACATCCCCCACGCGCCGCCGTCCGCATTTCGTGCAGACCTCTGCCGTGCGCGCATAATAATCGGGGAAATCTTCAAGCACCTGACACCCTACCCAGCTAAACATGCCTACTGTGCCCTTGTCGTGCTTGTAATAGACAATGTTCTGCGTCACAACGCCTGTGTGGGTGCTGTCATCGCCCCCGCGCGCGTCCGGCGCGTCCTCTGTGTCGGTCTCAATGGTAATGCCGTACCGCGCTTCCAGCGATTCCTTGCTCTTCGAGACCTGCACAAAGATATAATCCATATCCTCAATGCGGTACACGCCCGGTTGCGGAATGACCTGCCGTGGGTGACGCATCTCTACTTCAACATCACCCAGCGTGCAGTGATACCCTGCAACCGGGTTCCACTCCACATGGAAAAAGTCCGCGCCCTGCACCGGCACTGTGCGTTCGCTTCTGTCGTTCAGTTCAATAAACCGCATCCGCCGTGCCTGATTGCGCAGCATGTTTTCGGTCTTACGCGCCAAGTCCCGGTCTTCCGCATGGATGGCTGTGACCTTCGGCATCGGGTAGCTGGAATCCACCTGACTTTCAATCAGCTCATAGATGATATTGCGCACATTCGTGGCGTTCTTTTTGGCTCCCTGTATCTCGTGGCTGCCGTAGTACATGGCCTCGCGCTTGCGCATCTTTTCCAGGATGTCACTGTATGCAGCTTTCGCGTTGGATAGCTTGCCCTGCCATTTTTCAAGGTCTTTTGTCTGCTTATCGTCTTTCTTCATATCGTCACTCCTGTGGGGTCATGCCCCCGCAAATGTGATAAAAAAGCGGCCCCGCCGTAGCAGAGCCGCTAAAATTACTGCTTCTTGGTTCGCCGCTTTGCAGGGGCGCGGCTATGCGTCTCCTGCTTATCGGCATCCGCCTTGTAGGGGGCGGCGTCCTCGACGCCCCCTGCGGAAACCGTTTCCACAACGTTATAAATCTGCCGGGAGCTATACGTCCCGTTCCCGTTCACAGCCAGCACCTCAAACCAACGCCCGCCGTCCCAGAACGTATCGCCCACCTGTAAGCCCTTGGGTACCATACCCCACCGCCTTAGGTCAGCGTGCTGCCAGCAGTAGCGCCGCCCAAAATAACGTGCCGCCAATCTCCGAAGCCAACGCTGAAACGGCCACGGCAGGAAGTGATCAGATCCTGTGTCATCGTGTCCACATTCTGGAAGACCTCCATCGCGGTACGGTCATAGAACACATTGCCCAGCAGGTCTTTGTTGGCCTGAGAACTCATGATGATATAGGGGTTCGTCTCGTCAGCAGCCTGCCAATGGTGGTCAACGATCAGCTTCCACATACCCTTGTTGATGTTCACATCGTTGAAGTTGCTGCCGACCTGCTGGTCGCTGTTGGCGATCTTCTTTGCCAGTACGATCATCTCGGGGCGGTTAGCAGGCAGGATGATGGTGTCGTACACATAGCCCATGTGGTTGCCGGATGCATTCATGAAGTTGAAGCCGACATTCGCCAGTTTGTTCAGCATCGTGTCATCGGTGCCCAGCGCATTGGTGAACACATTGCTCTGCGCGGCAACGCCGGTCTTGCCAGTATGGTCTTTGGCAAACAGGGCCTTGCCGTCTGCAGTGGTGGAATCCAGCCCGGTCTTTGTGCCGTAAGTAAAGGTCGCGGCAGCGCTGGTCAGTGCGTTGGAAGCAAGCACAGCACGGCTGCGCTTGTAGGCACGCACATAGGCTGCAGAGCGGGCAGCGCCCATATCAAACTGGTTGTCCTCGATCATCGTCTTGGTGATGCGGAACGCCTTCTTGAACTCCGAATGCTGGATAAGTTTGGGCTCCACCTCGCCGAAATCATCCAGCGGGCTGGACGCGCCCTCATCGACCAGATCAAAGTTCGAGAAGGTGGACATGCCTGCGATCTTCTCGCCGAAACGCTTGGACTTCTTGACATTGAACAGCGCATTGACAAGCTCGTCATCGTTGTTCTTCTCGTTGTCGGTGTCCTTCATTTTCATGGTGAGCAGGTCAGCCCACTCATTCCAAAAATCATTAGCAAGGCCGCTTGCCTTGCTAAAAATAACTGCCATAGTCAGTCTCCTTTACACAAAAAAATCAAATCGAGTTGTAGAGCTTCTGCAGCTCCTCATCGCTCTTGTCCGGGAAACACTCATGCGCTTTCGCAAGCATCCCGCTGCTCATGGTCTTTTCCTTGCCCGGCATATTGGCACCGCCGTGCGCGGCCAGGTGTCCTTTGCTTTTTGCCGCATTGATGGCCGCCTGCCGTCCTGCCTCCGTGCCGCTCTGTACAGCCTTGCCATAGTTCAGCGCCTTGTAGGCGGTCACCATGTCCAGCCCGTTTTTCTGCACAAGCTCGACCATCTTGTCAAAATTTTCAAGCTTGGCAAGGTCTGCGGTGGTTTTCAGGCTCGGCTCAATTTTTTGCAGCGCGGCAAAGTCAGCATTGAACGCTGCCTGCGCCTCGTCGTTGACTCTGGCGGCTTTCAGCTCCTCCATCTCGGCTTTCAGCTGTGCCTTCTCCGGGTCGTTGTCGATAAGGCGCTGCAACGCGGCTCTCTGTTCCGCTGTCTGGTTCGCCGTGGCCTGCTCAATCGCTTTCTGTCGGGCAATGCGGTTCTGCGCGTCCATCGCATCAAAGTAATCCTGCATCGTATGGATGTCCGCGCCGGTCTCGGGGTTTTTGTACCCGGCAAATCTCTGTGCAAACTGTCTGTCCACACGCTGCTGCGCCTCTCGCTCGCTGCGCTGGCGGGCAATGGCCCATACATTGTTTGGGATTTCCGGTTCTGTGGCAGTTTCCGTGTTTTGGGCGGCACTTTCCACTTCACTTTCCACAGTTTCCACAGTTTCCACATTTTCTGTCGGGTTGTCGTCATTCTGGTCGGCTACGCCAGCGGTCACGCCGTTTTCAAACTCGTCCATAGGTTCCTCCGCGTACAACGCCCGCCGGCTAAAAATTTGTATAAAAAAAGCGCCTACCTTTTCGGGTAGACGCTTTTTTTATCGTAATTCCCAAGCCTTCCCCCTCGGGGGAAGGTGGCCCGCAGGCCGGATGAGGGCAAAGTGAATCTTACTCACCGTTTCCCTCGTCATTCACCGGGTAACTCACCCTCTGCACCGCTTTTCCCGGTGCCATCTCCCCCACAACCAGCCCAAATCGCGGGCATTGCTTGCTTCGGCAGATAAATTTCAGCACTTCCGTGCTGGAATCCACGCGGCACTCCACGCCGCAAGTCGGGCATCTCATGCAGGGTTCCCCCATTTCTCAATCAGCATTTTGCGGTCTTTCGGGCTTGCGTTCTTGTAATCCTCGTACATGTCCGCCGTCCACGGCCTCTTTCGTATATTCATAGGTTTTTTCGCCGGGCTTGTCCACCAAACGCAAAAATAGCGTAATGCGTCCGGGTAATGCGTCAGGCCGTGTGGGTTCTTCGCATACACATCTGGGTTTTTATCATCCTTCTGTATCTTCGTCAGGCACGTCCACAAATCGCCCGGCTTGTAGAACGTCAAATACCCTTTCCCGCTCTTTTCGTCCTTGCGCAGCCATTGTTTCATGGCCGCGCATCCTGCCGGGAAGTCTCGGGAACTCTGCACCAACGGCAATCCCGCCTCGCTGAACAGCTGTGCGCGGCTCTTGCCACTCTCCTGACTTCGGTTCCACAGGTCAGGTGGTGCAAGATACATGTCTATCTCTTCCTCGGCAGAATCACGCAAAATCAAGTCTGCCGCTTCACCTATCGTCTTGTTCGGCCCGCCGTCCACCCGGTACACCGTTGCATGGCCCTGCGTGTCAACAGCAATCCAAAGCGCCGCCAACATATCAAGGCCGTAGTCAATCGTCACATAGCGTCTTAGCGGCCCTGTGGGCGGTGCATCGACCAAGTGGGTATCTTTGTCAAGCTCACTAAAAAAGCGCCCTCCGGGGGCGGAGAGCGCTTCTTCTTCAGTTGCAGGGTACTCCTGCATCGTTTTATCCTCGCCCAGCGCAGCAACAGTCTGTGCGTACCACTTCTCACTGCGGCGCGGGTCTGTGCTCCACGGCAAAAACAGCTTTGCAAAACCGTTGCCGGGGTTTGTGTAGATTTCCTCAAACAGTGTGCCAAGTTTGATGGTTGACAACCCGATGACCCGCCCGCCGAACGGTCTGTTGATAACCGGGTATGCCGCCTGCCAGATTTCCTCTGCGTACTGCTGGAATGCCCATTCGTCTATTACGATCAAGTCAGCGGTAAACGAACGGCCTGCCGCAGGGCTTGACGGAAACGCCTTAAACACGCTCTCCGGGCCGTCCGGCCACATCACAACCACCTGCATTGTGCTTTTGTAGAATACCGGCCCTGTCCAGCCTGCAACGCTGCCGCCCGGCGTGTCCACCTCTCGGATAAGCCCCGGCATGTACCGCAGTATCACCGCAAGGCGGCGCACAAGCTCTTTGGCCTCATCTTCTGACCGACTCAAGCCTATCGCAGTGCGGCCAGTGTTCAACGCCACAAGCCGTGCTACCTCTGCCAGCGCCAGCCATGTAAAGCCCAGCTGACGCGCTTTCAGCACGCAAACAAGCCGGTTCTCGGCAAACACGACCAGTGCTTTTTTTTGCCCATCCCACAGCGTAAACGGCTGTATCAGCTCATCTGCGTCCTTGTCCTCAATGTGGCAATATGTTTCGCAAAAATACACCGGGTCTTTCCTGCACGCCTCGCGCTCAAGTTCCCGCATCTCCTCCAGCGTCAACACATCACCCCGCTTTCAGCAAAAGTCTTGCGTGGAAAACCAGCCAATCAAAACAGATTGCAAAGTTCGGTACCGCATACACCATGTTGTCACGCAAAAACGAAAGTGACGGCAACAGATAGAACGACTTCCAGTAAATCTCAAAATCGAGCCTGCAATCCATTTTTCTGCCTCAAAATTCCCCATACCCGCCCTACCGGTCTCTGCTATGCCGGTCTCACCCGTTGCAGATAGCAAGTCCGCAACGCTTTTTTCATCCGCTGCATTTATCCCCGCGTGCGGATTCGCGGTCTCTGCTTTGATGTTATGGGTTCCGGCGATGCGTAACTGCGTCAGTAACGGAGTCCGCACAAGCAGATGCCGAACGGTTTTCTCGATGTCACCGTCTAAACGTCCCCGAACTTCTCCGCTTTCAAAATCGGTGTGCAATCAGGTATGCGCCCTCTCGTTGTGGGCTGTGCGCCGTCGCTGCTTCCGGCGTGTCAGGTTATCTATCGCGTTTCCTGCGCCGGGCTTTCACCGGTGGGAGCGACCCAGCATTATAATGGCTTCTAACATTACTCCCTGCAAGCAGACAGTTAGCTATCAGCCATTTGGCACGGGCGGAAGGTCTTGACCCCTCATCTTGCGGTTTTGGAGACCGCAGTTCTGCATTGAACTACACCCGTATAAAATCCCCGCATGTTGCGCACTGTTAGTAGGCTCGCGGGGGGCTGCCTAACGGGGAACACAATTACCGTCGTACGGCCCTGCTACCTTGACCCGTATCATAGGCATTGGCGACCCGAATCAGATTTGAACTGATAATCTCTAGCGTGACAGGCTAGCGTTCTAACCACTTGAACTACCGGGCCATAAAAAGTGCCATTTTCGGATTCGAACCCCTTGTCCTTATCCCAGATTTCACCAAGATTTGACCAACACCTGAGCTTAAATGGCACTCAACGCAGAACAGAGGACACGAACCCCAGCCGCCACCGGCAGCCAATCGGTTTAGCAAACCGTTCCCGCTCCTCGCGGGTTTATTCTGCAAACAAAAAAGCGCCCTGCCGTAGCAGAACGCTTTGTATTGTGGCCGCTGGGTCTTGAAGCGGACGGCCCTAGTCCCATAGTCAGAGGAGGTTTTCAAACTGACACCCGCGCCGTGAAACTCAAAATTTCAAATTTTAATTTTTTTTAGGGAACCTATTCCATTTTGGAATGAAATCTCGCATAGGGGGGATGCCCTATTTTTTCTCCAATCGCGTAAGCGTCACCAATGATTCTTTCCAAAAGCTCTTCTATGGTGTAGTCATCGTACCACGCAGGGCCTCGTTCTCCAACTGGTCCGCTGTTGTCGGCGTTGTATTTTTGCCGCTCCATTGCTCACACCTCTTAAATTTTATTTTTGAATGCGCTGGGGGAACTAACATATTCGTACTGGGCCGCGCTACCTATGAGCTTTGCCCTCCCCTTCATAGGGGGTACCCCCTCCCCCTGCTGCCGCCTGCCCTCTCCGGCAGACCGCCTACAAAAAAATACCCCCGCCCGGGCCTTCTTCATCTACAGCCCGTCCCAGGGTTACCGACTGCTGCTGGTTCCTATTTCGCTAAATACTTATTTAGCGAACCACGAATTCACGTCTTATCGTTCTTTTGCAGCCGTTTCTGTATGTTTTGCATCAATTCTCTATCCGCATCGGTCATTGTTTCGGCTGTGATCTCCATTTGCTCCGCCGGTTTATCTCCCGCGGAATCTCGCACAAACACCGCCGCTTTGACGTCTCCGGCCTTCGCTTTCGCCGCCATCGCAACCGCGATTGATTCATATAAAGTTATCGGCTTTCCCCTCTGCTGTGCCATCTCTTGCACAGTTTGGGCTAGTTCCTCATCTTCCAAGCCTTCCACGCTGTCCGGCTGCTGTAGCAGGTCGCTATATATCTCCTTAATCGTTCGGCGCTTCTTCTGGGCTTCAACGCTGGCCTTCTGCCCTGCCTGCTGAATTTCCCGCCTTCGTTCCGGTTCCATATCCTTTATTGCTGTACCTGGCCGCAGATTTGCAATACTGGCCGGGTTCATCCTGTTTCCGCGCTTATCTACGAGTTCTCCGCGTTCTGCTGCTTGCCTGGCCTTTTCGACTCCTGCGATTGCCTTGCGGGTCACTTCTCCAAGCTGGACGGCCTGCGCCGCCTTCTTTTCTGCCATGTTGCCGCCCTCCTTTTATAGCAACAAAAAAAGCGCCCAGCGGTAAAGCTGGACGCCCGAAACCTATTTTTTGCGTTACAACGTTAAAACTGTATAATGAGTGAGCCCCGCCGCGGAAGCTCGCTTCCTCGCGTGGTTCGCTCATTATACACATTTTACTACTCAAGTGCGATTTTGTCAAGTGTTTTTCGGTTTATCGTGATTTTCAAGTTTTGCGCGTGATTTTGCCGCGCTGGCTATATAGCCGCTCAGGCTCTCCCCTGCTGCATCTGCTGCCCGCTGGATGGTTTCCGCGTCTTCCTGATTAAGCCGTACAGAAATTGCCTTGAACTTGGCCAAATACCGCGCATTGGCTGCCCTTTTCGCGTCCGTAGACATTTTGCGTACCTCCTTTTATGTAATACTTTCATTATAGCACATCCTGCCCAGTCATGCAACATGTACAACTTGCACAATCGGCATGTTTCATGTTTGTGCATATCTCCGAATGTGCATGAAACATGTTGACAGCATTGCATGAATCATGTATAATAAAGCCATCGAAACAAAGAACAGCCGCCCAGCGGCCACACAGGAGGAAGCAGCATGACTACCACATATAAAACCTATAAATGGTTCAACCCCCGCCCCTGCACCATCACCGAAGGAACCGCAATGTATAGAGACCTTGCCAGCAAGCACCACCCCGACCACGGCGGCAGCGTCTCCGACATGCAGGAGATCAACGCCGAGTGGGACGAGCTGAAGCCCACACTTCCCCGCTTCTGCAGCGAACAGGCCAAGCAAGGCCGCCAGCAGTACGAACAGACCAGAGCGGCAGAGGACGCCGCCAAGGCCGCGCAGGATGCAGAGGCCGCCAAGATGGCCGAAGAACTCGCCAAGTGCCCGGGCCTGAGGTTCGATGTTGTCGGCTCCTGGATTTGGGCCGACAGTAGCCACAAGTGGTTGCACACCCTCGAAAAGCTCGGTTTCCGCTGGTCTGCGAACCGCTGCAAATACTACTGGCATCCGGCAGGCGACAGCAGCCGCCGCAACCGCCGCGCATCCTATGAAGAAATCTACCAGAAGTACAACGGCACCAGCTACCAGACCCGCAACCGCGAAACCATTCCCGCCTGATACCTTGCAGGGCCGCACAGTAAAGCGACCCTATCCCACTACTAAAAAAGAAAAGGAGCAGCAAGCAATGACTAGAGAACAGATTTTAAAATGGTGCGAGGAGCGCGTAACACTGCCGTTTTCCTATGACGACGGCGGTTATACCTCGACAAGTTCCTACCACGTCCGCGAATGGCCTAACGGTGACCGCTACGAGTACCGCAGCACCCAGGACCGCAACACCAACATAGAGACGATCACCGTGAAGATCAACGGCGAAACCGTCTTGACCGAAACCGCTAAATGCTGAAAGGAGTAACCAACCATGAAAACCCTACACCACACCGAAACCACCTGGCAGGGCCGCAAGATCATCATCGACGCGGCAGACCTCACCGCCGAATATGGCTATATCGAAGTAATAGCCCTATACCCCGATGGCCGGGAAATTGAGTGCTACCACACCCACGACCCGGAGGACGCCCGCCTGATGTTCAACCACTACTGCGACCTGGCCGCCGACCGTCCCACCGCCGGCACCTACACCCGGCAGGACTGGGAACGCACAGGAGTATTCAACGCCCACCCCGGCCAGGCTATCACCGCAGAAATCTATGACGAGTTTTATAACTGCCTGCCGCCGTACAGCCTGCCGCGCGATCTGCGGCGCGATGGCCACAAGGGCTTTTTGATGGGCGAGCCGCACAGCAGCGATGCACAAGGGTTGCTATATATGGCTTTTGTCCGTCACGGCCTGCGCCATTACTATTATGGACTTGTCCACCGCTGAAACTCTCGCAGGGCTGCACAGCGTAAAGCAGCCCCGCCCCATAACCCTAACACCGAAAGGAGCTAATATAATATGATTACCGGCATCAAGTACACCGAGACCCCGAGTCCCCTCCGCACCTGCTACACATTCGAGGGCTTGACCCCACGCGGCGAGCGCCTGCAAGTGGAGCTGTCCGCCCACATCAACGACGGCAGCAGGCACGACCTCGCAAACCTCTGGTACAAGCACGGCTACACCGCTGCCCCGCTGCCCTCGTATTGGTGCGTAGATGTCTATGCCTACGACGCCGCAGGCTGCTGGGGCCGCTACAATCCAACCGTGTTTGACCATTCCAACAAGCTCAATTTTGATTGGGTGCTGCCCGCCACCCCTGCGAACCGTCACAAGATTCTGGCCGAGATCATCCGCCGCGCAAACAAGGAGGCCTAACCCATGAAGAAAGCATTTGTCGCCATCATCATCGCCGCCGCGCTGGCGGCATCCTTCGCTTCCGGATGCCGTGCAACCATGTTGAACGCTCGCCTGGTCTCCACCTCCGACAGCGCCCGCCTGCATCCGTCCTATGTGATTTCCTACCGCTTCGGCCCTCTCTGGTTTAATGAAATCTACGACTGAACAAGAAGCCGCTCATATTGGGCGGCTTTATTATTTTGAACAGTCGTAAATAAGTCGTAGAAGTTTAATTATTGATTGCATATCGTCAATCTATTCAGGTTCGATTCCTGTTACTAGCTCCACTTAAAAAAGCGCGTTAGCAAAGCAAATCTACTTTGCAACGCGCTTTTTTCTTGTTTTTGTATGTCTATTTTCGTTCTAAACGGTACAAAAACAGGTCGTAAACATGTCGTAAACACAGGAATTCTTGCGCTAGCGTCGTAAAAACGTCGTAAAAAGCCGGCTGTTTTTAGCACAGCCGGTTTAAAATTTATTTCGTATTATCGTTTATAAATTTTTCGAGAGTTTCCGCCGCTTCGTTTAACTGCCGTTCTCGGATATGCGTGTAAACTTTACGCGTCGTAGATATATCGGCATGCCCCATCAGCTTTTGAGCTTCCATTTCTCCGATGCCCGCAGCATATAGCATACTGGCGTATTCATGCCGGAACTGGTGTGCCGTTACGCTGGCCTTGTAGCAGTGTGTATTGCAGCGCTTTTTTCGTTCAGCACCTCCGGCAGCTGCGGCCCGCTTCCGTTCTCGTGCTGCCTCTGCTTTTGTGTCTATTTCAGCCATGCCGACAGCAACACAATAACGCAGCCAATTATTATGATATTCGTAGCTTTTAAGCGGTTCTTTTCCGCCTAATATAAAATCATTCTTGCCGCCCTTTAACGGCTCCAGCACGGCCCGCAGCGGTGTCAGCAGCGGCACTACTCGCACACCGTTTGCGGTTTTCGGTGTTTGTACAACGGGCTTCGCATTCACCCATGCGACTTCCTTGTTGACAACGATCTTGTTGTTTTCAAAATCCACATCCCGCCATTGCAGCGCCAGCACCTCACCCAGTCGGCAGCCGGTGTACATGAAGAGCCAGGCACACAGCCCGAACCCCTCCGGGTGTGCCTTGACCGTTTCCAGCTGTTCCACCGTTGGCGGCTCCCTGCGTTCCTTTTTCATCCCTCGCGGCAAATCCGTAATTGTCACCGGGTTGTATGTTTCGCCATCCCGGACGCACCAAAACTTGAACACGCAAGACAACACGCTCCGGGCGTTGCTTGCCGTCTTCCCTGCATACCCTGCGGCCTTGAATTTCTCGCCCCACAGCGACACCAGCGCGGGCGTTATCTCTTTCATTCTGTACCCGCTGAACTCTTCCAGCGCGGCCTTGTAGCTGCCCTTGTAGGCTCTTTCCGCGCCGGTCTTGATATTTTCTGAATGGTTCTCCCACCATTCACCGGCAACATCCTCAAACAGCGGGCCGTTCTCTTTCACCGCTTCCCTCTGGCGTTCGTACTCGTCAATTTTTGCGGCGACCTCTTTCGCGGTCTTGCCGTAAAAGTGTACCCGCTTGCCGTCATAGGTTTTTGTGCGTTCAATCAGCCCATCGGCCCGCGCTTTTGCTCTTGCCATGTTGACACCCTCCTAAAATCGCTATATACTAAAAGATGCCAGCCAAAAGCTGACACCCTTTGCCCTTGTCGGTGCTCGACCCACCGGCAGGGGCTTTTTTATTGTGGCTCAAAATCCCATACTACTTCAAACTTTGCTTCATTTCCGGAATACCTTCCGCTTGTTTCATACACATAAACATCTTCTGTTACGGTAAATCCGGTCTCAAAATCTCCATCTTCTATCGTGACATATCCGTCCCACCAGCCAGTATCCGGCACACTGTCATCTTCTGTTATTTCTGCATACAGTGATACATTATCACCAACGCTGCAATTTACCGTTGCTGGTAATTGTTTGTCACCTGCTTCAAAATAATACCACCAATCGTTACCAACATGATTATTATAAACCATAGTGGCTGATGCAGTAACTTTAAATGTGCCGGAGGTCTTTTTTGTTGTTGGCTTCGGTGTTGCTGTCGGCCGCGCTGTCGGCCGCGCTGTCGGTCTCGGCGTGGCTGTCGTTCTGGTTTCTGTGCTGTACTCGCTCACCGCAGCAGTCGTTGTTGTGCTCTGGTTGCTGGTATGTTGTGTATCGTTCAGACACCACACTACGAAGCAAAGTAATGCAAGCAACGCCACCGCTTCCACTAAACACTTGCTCGCATCGTCTTTGGTCTCTGCCGGTTTCGGCGGCTGGCTTTTTGTCGTTGGCTGTAGCCGGTCACATGTCGCGCCTTTTTCGTAGCATTTCGGACACGCCCGCACATGGCCTGTGTGCTGTGCCTGTTCAATCGTTCCGCACTGCACAGTTTTTGCATTTACTATTTCAGGGCAGTGCTGATTTGTATGTACATAGTCGTCATTTCGGTCTGTGCGCCAAAATACAAGTTGTTTGGGCATACAGCGCCCCCTTTGTTCAATCTGCTAAATCCCCGCGCCGTTTCGCGCTTTTTCGTGCCTGCTCTCCCCTATACTGTATACATCAACTACAATATAAGGGAGGTTTCCACAATGTCCGTTATCATTCGCCCGCAGCTGCCGCCAAAGCATGGCCGCCGGAAGCGTCCCAAAAACCGGATTGTAAAACGTTCCCGCACGTTTTTGTGCAATTTACTGCTTGCATTACAACCGTAAGTAGTATATAGCTGTTTTTATAAACACCGGCTACATAAAAAAGGAGAACGACCATGACCAAACTCGAAAAAATCAGGATTGCGGCAGACGATCTAACCGATGAAGAACTGCGCGAGGTCCTTCTATATATTCAATCGATCAAACAGAGTCCCGCTTAGACTTTACATAAGCTATATACTTTAGAATGTCTTCCCGCTCTGCATCAGTAAGGTCTACGCACTCTCTGGCTACAATTTCCCCATTGCTTTCAGCAATGGGGTTTTCTTTTTTGTCCATAGATAGCAAATAGTCCGCAGACACACCGAAGTATTCCGCTATTTTTTGCAGCTGTGCCGCCTGTGGGCTGGTGCCTTTTTTCTTCCACACCGAAACAGTGCCTTTATTTATACCCATATCCAGCGCCGCCCGGCTACAAGTCACATTGTGTTCTTCACATAGTTTCTTGTAAACGTCAAAAAACATAGTTTTATCCCTCTCCCTTTGTGCACATTGCCAAAGTCTAAAAAGATAGACAAAACCCCTTTACAAGTTTAACTAAATAGACTATAATGAAACTGTTGGTTGACAAAGTTAGACCCTTGTATCGGTGGTTTGATTCTAGCAACTTCATTCTATCACAAGAGTTTAAGAAAATCAACAAATTCTGTTGAAAGGAGATAAGTTTGTATGGCTGAACAATGGATCGCGGAAATTGTCGGCAAAATGCACATCCACCGCATCCGCCAACAGGATGTTGCGAAAGCTCTTTCGGTCACGCCGGAGTATGTCAGCGCCATTCTTAACGGTCACCGTTCCCCTGCTGGCGCACAGCAGCGCTTTGAAAAGGCTGTCGCCGAAATCATCGCAGAAAGAAAAGAGTAACCGATGTCCACTATCGCAACCGTTTTTACGGTGACCTTCGCGCTTACCGGCCTATCAAGCCTACTTGCCGCAGTGGTAGCAAAGTCCGCTTTGAAGCGGTTGAACAATTCACATCGCGCCGAATCTCCTGATTCATTTTCGTTGTGTGATTTTTACGATCTGAATCCAAATCTTCAAAATAATTTGGCAACGGAAATCCAGCGCAGCCAAACAGATTTGGAATGCAACTACAACTGGGCAAAATCCACTTTGGGCATTGCCGGGCCGTTCAATCGCTACACGGTCAACGACCTCAAAAACGCCTATAACAGCAACTACAACAGAAAGGAGTAACCCCCATGCAGGTAATAAACCTTATCGGACTTTCTGAGGACGATTTCTTAGCCTGCGCTGAAGATGGGCTCAAACGTAAAATCGAGCGTCATCAAAAACTTATGTTCACAGCTGCATCAATTTGTATATCGACCTCGGAAGAGTACAAAAAGCAGTGCAAAAAGAACGAGCTTTATGAAGCCCAGTTGACAGGCGCTCTCCATCAAGTTCAAATGCGGCGCTATGACCTTAAATACGGTTATCCAGACTCAATGATAGTAAAGGAGGTTCCCCATGCCCCGTGAAAAACCCCTCTACCGTGACACCCTTGTCACCGTCCGTGCCCGCGCTGCCGAGCTCTACCCCGGCCAGCTGCTCTTCGGCCCTGCCAAAATTGCAAAAATCCTGGGTCGCTCCCGCGGCTGGGTCTGGATGCACTATGGCAGCATCCGAAATCTTACCTGCGAGCAAATCGCAAGCCTTATCAGCTGACCACCAGCAACGGCTTTGCCCCGCAGCGCGGGGCAACGGCATTGCAATGTGAAGCGCAGCCTATCCCCGCATCAGCATAGCTCGGAATAGCTGCGCAAGGCAGAGGCAAGGCTTAGCGGCGCATCGGCATAGAGTTGCATGGCGAAGGCAAAGCGAAGCGCAGCAAAGCAAAGGCATAGCGCAGAACAGCTTCTCAAGGCAGAGGCAAAGCACTGAGATTCTACGCGAAGGCACCGAAAAGCAACCGATTTTATTTAAAAAGGAGACAACCACCATGAAAGTAAAAATCACCCTATTAGAAGAAGTTCTCGGCAGCTCCCCCAGCAATGACGAACTTCTCGCAACCTACATTGCCAGCAAGGCCCCCACCGGCGACCTTACCGCCGAAGAAGTGGACAACATCAAGGCCCAGAGCGCCGAAGACCGCGTCACCGTCTTTCCCAAAACCGCCGACGGAACGCCGTTCCTGTATGACTATCAGGTGAAAGGCATGTTCAAGGATTCCTGCAAAATGCTTGCCAAAGCTGGCAAGGCTGGCTATGCAGGCGGCAAGGCTTGCGCAGCCATCAAGGCATATAAACAGGCCATCGACGGCTTGATTTTCGTCTACCCCCGCGAGATTCCCTATGACCTGCACGGCATGAAGATGGACTACTGCGAACGCCCGCTGCGGGCACAGACCCCGATGGGCGAACGCGTAAGCATCGCCAAGAGCGAGAGCGTACCCGCAGGAGCAACCGCAGAATTTGAAATCGAATGCCTGGATGAAAAGCTGGAAGATATGGTGCGTGAATGCCTGGACTACGGCGCAAAGCGCGGCCTGGGCCAGTGGCGCAACTCCGGCAAGGGCCGCTTTGAATGGGAGGAAATCAAAGAATGATGGCAAAAACAAAAACACCGCCCCGGTGCACCACCACCGGAACGGCAAAAAAACAGAGCATCGCAAAAAGCTCTAACTGTATTGTATCACTGAAACGCGCTGCCGTCAAGCTGGCAATCACCGCAGATTTGGTGCTGCTCTTGGCTGCGCTCGGCTCTCTCACCATCCCCACCACCATCGCCGCCCTGCTGGTGCTGAATCTGCTGTGCGGGCTGTATCCAAAGGAGGCATCCAGCCATGAAGAAATTTGAACTGACCGCCGAATTTGTAACGAACGTTTTCGGGAAGAAGCTGTTCCGTATTAAGGCTCTCATCGCTTTTGGCAACGTCGAGAAGGGAGAACTCGGCGGATTTATTGAGAAGGAAGATAACCTCTCCCACGACGGCAATGCGTGGGTCTCCGGCAATGCGTGGGTCTCCGGCAATGCGTTGGTCTCCGGCGATGCGTTGGTCTCCGGCGATGCGTGGGTCTCCGGCAATGCGTTGGTCTCCGGCAATGCGTTGGTCTCCGGCGATGCGCGGGTCTCCGGCAATGCGTTGGTCTCCGGCAATGCGCGGGTCTCCGGCAATGCGTTGGTCTCCGGCGATGCGCGGGTCTCCGGCAATGCGTT